CCCTAATACGTCGATAATCAATTATGTGAATACGATCTTCTACACGGCCACCAAGAACCATAACTGTGTAATCATTTCTTTCTTTTACCCCAGCTGATAAATCAACTCCTATCCCTAACGTATCAAACTCAGTAGATATCTCTGCTTTAACAATTAGCTCTGGAGCCAATGATAATTCATTCTGTCTAACTATCTGATTCATATATTGAAAAGAGAAAGCTATAGGTGCCTGTCTTTTTTTCTCTTTTAAATATTCAAGTGACCACATCTCTGGCCAATAGGATTCTTCTTCTCCTGTTTTAGAATCATTCTGTATTGCCGATAAGATAATCTGCGTCCAGTTATTCTGTTCATTAAAAGTAGTAGCGTGAATATCATCATGTCTAAACCTAGTACCTAAACAGATAGCTCTAGCTCCTTCAAACATAGTAGGTGCTATAACAGCATTCCAATTCTCTTTCATCTGATTTCTAATATCTGGATTAGCAATATCAGCTGATGATTTTATAGCGTCATCAATCATAACTAAATGAGAACGTTTAGATGTAACTGAACCTTTCAATCCAGCTGCACATAATGTAAATTGTTCTTCACCAGTAGTATCTATACCTGCAAACTTATGATCTATCGACCAATACTCATTACTGGTTACATTTTTAAGTAATCTTACTTTTGGAAATACTTCCTGATATCTTTTACTTTCTATAATTCTTTTGATAGTTGCAGATTTAGATCTAGCAATATCAACGGTGTAAGACAGATACAAGACCTGTAAAGGCTGTTTAGCCTGTGTATGAATACCAATGGCCCAAGCAGTCAGTAATCCTAATACAGTTGATTTAGCTGACCCTCTAGGAGCTAGTAGATCAACATTAGGTCCTGCAATCTTTAATAAACAGCTACTATCTTCATTAGTAACAAAATGTCTATGCCAAGTCTTATGATGTTCTGCCGGTGGTTTATCAGCTACGTATTCACAAAAATATCCAAAATCTTCTCTGGCTTTCAGTAATGCTTCTTGATTTTTAGGTTTCTTAATCTGTTGCTTACGAGCCGCTGCTTTAGCGTTACGTCTATAAGCAAGGTGTGTATAAGAAGGCACTAATCAATACTTAAGCTACTATTAAATACTAACTTACTTCTTATCTTTTGGCTTCTCTGCTTCTTTCTTATCTTTATAAGTCTTAGCTGCTTTCTTAGCTTTCCTGGCTTTATCCAAAGCTGCAGTACGCTTCTCTTTATCGCTCATCTTAGAGCCATCTTCCTTCTTTTCGTTTTTATTTTTAAAGTACTCAAGAAGCTGAGGTGGCATTTTTTTCTTAGCCATTATGCAACAGTTTTATTTATTCACTTCTCCTTATTTTAACTGTACTATTCTTCCAGCTGCATTCTTGCCCAGACACTCATTGTCGCTTCTTCTAAAGGTGTTTCTATAGGATCATCCTTGAATATAAACATTAGCTCTCTGATAGCACGATCTGCACCAGCCATGAGTAATCCTTTACGATCTCTCATATTAGTGAAACTCTCTATTTCAGATATAGTGCTTCTCAATTCTTTCTGCATCTGTGCAATTCTTCCTACACCTGCATCTCTTTTGACAACACCATTCTCAATGTCTTCTCTTAGCTTTCTTATATCCTCTTGCATCTCATCTATTTCATACAACAACTTCTTCCTATGATCTGGCTTCTTATAGTTAGCCTTTATCCATAAATCACATGGAGCTATGCTGCCTTCATACCCCAAAAATCTAGAATATAGATAAGCTTCAATAATAGAATTATTATCAGACACAAAAGAACAAAAAGACTCCTGTGTTGCGGAGTCTAAGTTATCTACCCAGTTATTGAATAGATCAATATCTATAAGCTGATTGGGCCTGCTTACGATCTCTTTCTTCGTCCCTTTCACGGAACTCTTGTTGTTGGCGAGCGGTTTCTCTTGTCTCCGTACCACCTTTACCGATCGTTTTTCTTTCTTGTTCACCAGCATCCTCCATTTTCTTTTTGGAAAATTCGTAAGCTACACCAGCTGCTTGTCTGTACTTATCCAGATCAAAATAATCATCTGATTCGTAAGTTTTGTCAACAGCCATTTCAGTAACCTATGCTAATAATACCAAATTAGAAATTGCTCATCATGTTAGCAAGACCACCTGCGAAGATGTCTCTACGACCTTCTACAGACTTTTGTCTCTGCTGTCTCTTTTTAGAGGACTCTAGCTTTTCAAGTAAATCTGAAAATCTTTTAATATCAAAATAATTGTCAGTATTCTCTTCCATGGAATTAAGAATTTTACGTCTCAGTTTATTATAACAATAGGTAGTCTTTTAGAAATTAAAACCACCTAGTAATTGACCATAGATAGAACCTTCTTGTTGTATCTTGGCAATATCTTTAGCACCCTCGTTTTTAATCTTCTGGGTTTCTTTATCAATCTCTCCTTGAAGATTAGTTAAACCAGCACTATAAAGGAATTTTCTACTGTCTCTAATGTTTTGTTTACCTTCTTCTAGTTCTGCAATAGTTCTTCCTTCCTTAAAGTAATCAGCAAATTGTTCACCAGTAGTAACACCAACACCAGTTCTTTCTCCTAAATCTCCTTGA